CTATACTCGTCTATGCAGAATTTAATTGTATAGTAAGGATTTTATATATCACAACTTCAATATAAGATCGCTTGCACTCTATTAAAATCTGATATATAAAATCCTTACTATACAATTAAATTCTGCATAGACGAGTATAGTCGACGGCCAAGAGACTATGTAGAAATAACTTGGAGGATATAACAATGGCACAAACTACTTTTTCAGGTCCAGTAAAATCAGATAATGGTTTTATTGCACCTTCATACACTGTTGCTCAAACAGCTTCTTTAACAGCTACTGCTGGAAAGATTATATATGTTTCTGATGCAACAGGAGCATCTTTAACTGGATCTCTTTGCTACGGTAATGGATCAGTTTGGATTGATGTTACTACAGGTGCTGCAGTAGCATAGTTAATTATAGAGCTCCTTCGGGAGCTCTTAAATTTAGGAGATATTAAAAAATGAGATCAGATGTAAAAGCAATAAGAACAACTACAACTGAAACATTATTTGCAGGAAGAACAAGATTAAGAGGAATTATTCTTTCTTCAGATAACGTTGGTGCAGGAACTGTTATTCTTCAGGATAACACAAGCAGCACAACTTTGTTTCAAGCAGATGTTCCACAAGGAGATGTTTTTTCTTTTAATTTACCAGAAGATGGAATTTTATTTCCAGGTGGAATTAAAACATCTACTTTAACTAACGCAACAGTTACAGTATTAATAGATAAGTAGGAGGCTTAAATGGCTAATACTACTTCAGGAACATATACTTTCGATAAAAATTTTTCTATTGATGAAATTATAGAAGAAGCATACGAAAGAATTGGTATGCAACCTACTGCTGGTAATCAAATGAGAATTGCCAGACGTAGTTTAAATATAATGTTTCAAGAATGGGGAAACAGAGGTCTTCACTATTGGGAAGTAGGAAACTCATCTTTTACACTAGTTGATGGTCAAGCAACTTACACAACTTATAGATCAACATCTGATGGTACTTCTGATACAACTGCAATTTACGGTGTATCCGATATTTTAGAAGCTGTTTATAGAAACTCTTCTTCAGTAGACACTTCACTTACAAAAATTGATAGATCAACATATCAAGCAATTCCAAATAAAACTTCAGAAGGTGTACCTTCACAATATTTTGTTCAAAGGTTCGTGGACAAAATTACAATGACTTTGTATCAAACACCAGGGTCCAGTGAAGCAGGCAACTTTGTAAATTTTTATTACATTAAAAGAATTCAAGATGTTGGAAATTATACAAATGCAACAGATCTTCCATTTAGATTTGTTCCTTGTATGGCATCTGGATTAGCATTTTATTTATCACAAAAGTTTAAGCCTGAATTAACACAACAATTAAAATTATTTTATGAAGATGAATTAGCTAGAGCTTTAGCTGAAGATGGATCACCATCAAGTTCAATCATAACACCAAAGGCTTACTATCCAAATGTCTAAATTTGCAAGAGGAAAACATGCACAATTTATTTCTGATCGTTCAGGAATGGCATTTCCATATAAAGAAATGGTTACAGAATGGACTGGAGCAAAAGTTCATTTTTCTGAATATGAACCAAAGCATCCACAATTAGAACCTAAACCTCCAGGAGGAGATCCTCAAGGATTACAACAAGCAAGACCTGATAGAACAGAACCAGCTGTTACTGTTTTATTACCAGATAATCCATTTACAACATATCAAGCTGGATCAAGTATTATAAATATTTTTGCACCTGGTCATGGTTTAACAAATGGTAATACTTATGTTTTTAGAGGTGCAACAACTGCAACAGCAGCTTATAATGATCCTCAAACTTTTGATGGCATAACAGGTTCAAATATTGCATATTCTTCAGGGTATGCTATTACTACAGGATTGTATAAAGATGGCGGTAGAGTTAGTTCTGATTATGCAACAGAAAATTATTTTTACTTTACTGTAAACACAGATACAGCTACACTAGGAAATGTATCAGGAGGAGGAGTCGGTTGTTCCGTTGGACCAATCACTATTAGCAGCTAATGGCAGGATTTACATACGCAACATTAACAACAGCAATTCAAAACTACACAGAAGTAGATAGTAATGTTTTAACTTCTACAATTACAGATCAATTTATTGAAAATTCTGAACTTAGAATTTTAAGAGATGTACCTATTGATGCTTATAAAAAACAATCTGTTGGTAATTTAGTTACAGGTCAAAGCACCATTAACGTACCAGCTAAAACTTTATTTGTTAAAGGTGTACAAGTTTATGATTCAACTTCTTTGTCAACTGGGTCAAATACTTGGTTAGAAAAGAAGGACGAAAGTTATTTACAAGAATATATTCCTGCAGAAACATCTACAGGAAAACCAAAGTATTATGCTATGTTTGGAGGAGCAACAGGTGTAACTGATACGACTTCTGGAAGATTATATTTAGCTCCTGTACCAGATAATACATATACTTTTAAGATACATTATGAAGCAATTCCTGATGGTTTATCTAGTGGAAATACTACGACTTATATAAGTCAGTACTTTGGAAATGGCTTACTTTATGCTTGTTTAGTAGAAGCTTATGGATATTTAAAAGGTCCAATGGATATGTTGACACTTTATGAAAATAAGTATAAAGAAGAAGTACAGAAGTTCGCTTCTGAACAATTAGGTAGACGAAAAAGAGACGACTATACTGATGGTACAGTTAGAATTCCGATTCCGTCACCAACACCTTAATTAGGAGTTTATTATGGCAATTAGTTCGGCAATATGTACAAGTTTTAAACAAGAAATTTTAGTTGGTACGCACGACTTTACTGCGTCTACTGGTGACACTTTTAAAATTGCACTTTACACAAGTTCAGCAACTTTAGGTGCAACTACAACTGCTTACTCAGCAACAAATGAAATTACAAATGATGCAGGTTCTGCTTATTCAGCTGGTGGAAATACTTTAACAAGTGTAACTCCAACAACTTCTGGAACAACTGCATTTTGCGATTTTGCTGACACTTCATGGTCATCTGCAACTTTCACTGCAAACGGTGCATTGATTTACAATTCTTCAAAATCAGACAAAGCTGTTTGTGCAATCGCATTTGGTGGCGATAAAACTGCAACTAACGGAACTTTCACAATTCAATTCCCAACAGCAGACGCATCTAACGCAATTATCAGAATAGCATAGGAGGTAAGACATGGCTGACGTTACAGTAAACGTAACGGGTCTACAGGCCATCGTTAATCCAACTGTTTGGAACGCTTCAAGAATTAATTGGGGTGAAGGCACTTGGAATGTTGGTGGATCGGTTGATCAAAATATTTTACAAGGCTGGGGCCACGTTAATTGGGGTCAAGCTGATTGGGGAGACTCAGATACTTACGACACAGGTTGGGGAAGATTTACTTGGGGCTCAGAAGTTTGGGGCGGTACAAATAATATCGTTGTCAATGTTTCTGGTATTGAATCATCTACAGCATTAGGAACTATTTTAACATTTGCAAACGCAGATGTATTACCTACAGGAATTGAATCTACATTTAGTATTGGTTCTGTCACATTATCTGGAACTGCAGATATTGCAATTACAGGAATTGAAGCAACTTCATCTTTAGGTACAACTACAACAACAGCAGATTCTAATTTTGAATTAACAGGATTTGAAGCTACTTCATCATTAGGCACAGTAACAACATCAGGAAACACAGATATAGATGTAACAGGTTTAGAAGCTACAACTTCTTTAGGAACAGTTGTATTACCAAATGAAACAGTATTAATTTCTGGTATTTCAGCTACTGTTTCTTTAGGAACACCTGTAATTGAATCAGGAGTAGTTGTTGCGGTTACTGGAATCGAAGCTACAGTATCTCAAGGTACAGCAATAGCGCCAAATGAAGATGTATCTTTAACAGGTTTATCTGCTACAGTTAGTTTAGGTTCTGAAACAGTTATTGCAAATGCTGATGTTCCATTAACAGGTCTGTCAGCTACATTTAACATTGGTTCAGTTCAAGTAGATGATGTTATTGGATTAACAGGATTATCGGCTACAACTAGCGTAGGTTCAGTAAGTATAGATGATCAGGTAGTTGGACTAACAGGTTTATCTGCTACAGTTAGCCTTACAAATCCGTTTATTATACACTATCAAGATGTTGACACAGGTTCAAATACATCATATAGTGGCGTCTCAACGGGTTCGAATACTTCATATTCGAATGTTGCAACTGGATCAAATACAAGTTATAACGATGTAGCAGCATAGGAGATTTATGGCATCAACATATAATGAGCTTGGTATAGAATTAATGGCCACTGGCGAAAACGCTGGGACATGGGGTACTAAGACAAATACAAATTTAGATATTATTCAACAAGCCGTTGCAGGTTATGTTGCTCAAGCAGTAACTGATGGCGGTACAACAGCATTAACAATTACAGACGGATCAACTAGCACATCTGTTGCTAGACACATGGTTATTAAATTAACAGGTGCATTAACAGGTACATCAACTGTTACAGTTCCTGATTCAGTAGAAAAATTATACATTGTAGAAAATGCTACAACAGGTTCACAAACAGTAACTTTCAAAACAGCATCTGGAACAGGTGTTAACTTTACTTCAACAGGATTTAAATTTTTATATTCTGATGGAACAAACATTAATGAAATTACATTAGCATCACCTCCAGGTGGTTCTGATACACAAATTCAATTTAACTCAGGTGGAACTGCATTTGGTGGTTCTGCTAATTTAGTTTGGGATGGAACAAACGTTACTCTTGGTGCAACAGGTGCATTAAGATTAGGTGATACAGCTGGCGGTGAATACGTTGGCTTAAAAGCACCAGGAACAGTTTCATCTTCATACACATTAACTTTACCAACAGCTACAGGAACAGCAGATCAAATTTTAGTTACAGATGGTTCTGGAAATTTATCTTTTGCTGACCCATCAGGTGGTGGAACATCTTGGCAAGCTGTTAAAACTTCAGGATTCACTGCTGTAGCAGGTGAAGGATATTTTTGTGATACATCAGGCGGCGCATTCACAGCAACATTACCAGCTTCTCCAACTTTAGGAGATGAGGTTACATTAGTTGACTACGCAGGAACGTTTGATACAAACAATTTAACTGTAGGTAGAAACTCTGAAAATATTCAAGGATCAGCTGCGGACCTAACAGTTTCTGTAGAAAGAGCTGGTTTAACTTTAGTATATTCAGGAGCTACATACGGTTGGTTATTAAAGGATAAATAATCAATGGCTAGCTATAAAGATATACAAGGTTTTAATATTCAAAACCTATCATCAGACCCAGTACCTTTTGCACAAGAGAAGATAAACGATCCTTGGGTTGGATCTTGGTCAAGTGGAGGAAATTTAAACACAGCCAGAGCTTCTCAAGCAGGAGGAGGAACACAAACTGCTGGAATATCTTTTGGTGGTATTGCTGCACCTGGAAGAACTGGAGCAACAGAAACATATAACGGATCAACTTGGACTACTGTAAATCCTATGAATGCAGCTAGAAATGAATTAGGTGGAAGTGGAACACAAACAGCTGCTTTAACAATGGGAGGTTATTATGTACCTACAGGTTCTAATACAGCATTAACAGAATCTTGGGATGGTACTAATTGGACAGAAGTAGGAGATTTAAACACAGGTAGAGATAATTTAATACAATCATTAGGAACACAAACTGCAAACGTAGTAGCTGGTGGTGCTTATAGTCCAGCACAACTTGCTATTACAGAGTCTTGGAATGGTTCAGCTTGGACTGAAGTTAATGACTTAAATACAGCAAGAATGTTAGCTGGAGAATTAGGAACACAAACTGCTGGAATTATTATAGCAGGTTATTCTGGTGGAATAATTGCAACTGTTGAAAATTGGAACGGAACAAGTTGGACTGCAGGAACAAGTGCTAATTCAGCTAGAGATAGAATTTTTGCATCAGGTTCTCAAACAGCAGCTTTAATGTCAGGAGGAAGAGCACCAGCAAATACAACACTTACAGAAGATTGGAACGGTTCAGTTTGGACTGAAGTAAATGATATGGCAACCGCAAGATATAATGGTTCTTCTAGTAGCGCTGGATCAAGTGCTTTAGCTTTTGCTGCAGGCGGATATACTACAGCCCAAGTAGCAACAACAGAAGAATGGGCTTTCACTGGCATCCCGCCGAGCGCTCCTGCAGCAGGTTACACAGATGCGATCGTAGGACAAATATATTACAATACAACAACAGGAAGTTTTAAGGCTATTAAAACTGGAGTTGGTTCTTGGTCATCAGGTGGAGCTTTAAATACTGGTAGAGAAGGTTTAGTAGGTATGGGTTCAAATACAGCAGGACTAGTTACTGGTGGAGAAGCCGCATCAGTAAGATTAGCTGTAACTGAAAGTTATAATGGAACAAGAACCAACTCCAGTTTTAATAGCCTTAAAACTTCCTGTTG